GGGTAATTTCCTGCCCCATATGTAAAAAAGGAAAAGTAATAGCGTACGAAAGCGCATCAGGGAAATCATCAGTAGGATGTCACAATTGTGGAAGATACCTGTTGGTTGACTGGGATAAGATGACAGCCGTTGAAAATAAGGCCTGTAAAAACGCCTATAAGATGGTTGTAAATAATTGAATAACAATTTGCTGACTGAGCAATAGGGGCGTTTGAATAAAAACAGCTACCACATAGCCAGAGCAGATTACCAGAGGAAATAAGAATGATCTTGTTTCCCTTGGTAATGTGCCCTGGCTATTTTTTTGTCCTTTTTGAGATTGTTTTTGAAACCGTGAGTTGTTCCTACATTACACAGAAGGATAAAAATACACGTCAGATTATGAAACGTAAACGTCAAATCATGCGCGTGCACTTAAAATCAACGCCACCCTTATGAGTGACGTGGTTTTCGGCATTCCTCCGGAAGCTCTGATGACCAGGGCATCAGAATGTCCAGTTTTGCCGGATCTATATTTCCTTTTTTATCGCACAGCTTCGGCAGCTCTGTCAGGATATGTCTGAAGTAATAGTACGGGCGCAGGTTATTCAGTTTGGCTGTTTCTGAAATGCTGTAGACAAGGGCACTCGCTTCGGCTCCTCTTGCTGTGTTATGGAACATCCAGTTCTTTTTACCGACACAGAAAGTACGGATAGCCCGTTCCGATGCAGAGTTATCTATGGGAACATCACCATCTGTCAGGAACACTTTTAAATATTTCTCCTGATTGATGATGAAATTCAGTCCCTGACCGGTTTTTGACTTTGGCGGTACGGCATATTCAGACACCTGCTGTTTTACCCACGCAAAAAACTCCTCAACCATCGGCTGTATTTTTTCCTGCCTCTGCTTAAGACGTTCTTCCTTCGGAAGCTCTTTTAACCCGGTGTCGATGCTGTAGAATTCCGCGATCTTCTGCAATGCCCGGTATGCCACGGAGCTTTTCACGGCCTGCGGATCCTTTTTATCTGCTGCTTTCACCGCATCCGCAAAAGCTCTTCTTGCATGCGCCCAGCAGTTGGCATTTGTCACATCCGGCAGCTTTCTGTCCAGCAGATGATACTGCTCCAGACTGTCCGTGACAAGGATCCCTTTATAATCCCGGTAGAAATTCAGGGGCTTTTCGTGGCCACGTCCCTTCTGGTACTCATAGACCACTACCGGACGGTCTTTATAGAACTCTCCGGAACGGTGCACCCACATATAGCACATGCTGTTGGGGCGGTCACTGTCCCCGATCACCTGTGTCGGAGTCTCGTCTGATTGTGTGACGGGAAGTGAAAGCAGTTCCTGCTTCATGCATTCCACAAAAGGAACAAAATATTTTTCCGAGCAGCGGATGATCCAGTTCGACATGGTCTGCCGGGAAATATTTACACCGTTACGTTTAAATTCCTGCTCGATCCTGTGCAGGGCAGAGGAATTCACGTACTTTACATTCAGGATGGACGCAAGCAGGGAAGGAGTAACAATGCTTCCGCGAAGCAGATCCTTCGGGCGCTTTCCGCGTAAGAATTCATCCTGGTGTTCCCCACCTGTTCCGAGATAGACCTCTACGGTGTGCACTTCAACCGTCCAGGATTCCGGCTCATGCCGCAGCCTTTTATAGGTTTCATCCTCCAGTCGGCGCCAGTTGCCTGCTCCGTAAAAGTTATCCAGTTCTTCTTTGGATACACGATAAGGAGGAATGATATCCACCGGGAAATCTTTCAGGTCGGTCTCACGCTGTCCCTTTTTCTTCCGGCGGCGTGAAGGGATGACTTCTTCTTCGGCCGGTTCCGGTGCAGACAGGTCACAGCAGCTTTCCGCCTCATCGAAGAAAGATAGCTGTCCGTCAATGGAATCCAGGGTTTCCGTGTGTTTTCCAAACCGGTAACTGTTGGCGATACGCACCTGCTCGATCAGCTTCTCGATGTTCTCATTCAGGGCATCCAGCTGTCCCTGCATCATGAGGATCATCGTGATCAGTTCTTCCCGGCTGCAGTTATTCAGTTCTTCCAGTGCGTGTTTTGCTGCCATCATCTGCTCCTTATTTCTGGTCTTATTATACCAGAAAATAAAAGGGATTGCGAATCGTCTGACAAGCAGGCTTCGTCATTCTGCCTATACCTGTAAGGCTGTATGACAGCTGTAGGCATAAGGAAATATAAAGTTTTCAAGGAACTGAAAAAGCCGTCCTCTCCGCACGGTGCAGGCATGGGCCCCATACAGAAGGCTCAAAATCCGGCTGGCACTGCTACAAACCGGAACCGCTATACGGCAGGAAAAAATCTATGTTTTGCACAAATCAGACCGGACTCTTTGGCGTTACTTCCTTTACTTTCGGGTTCAGTGGATTCAGCCCCATCATAAGATACCGGAACTGCTCCTCGGTAAGGTCTGCGGCTTCTTCACTGGTTCTTGGCCATGACAGGGAACCGGCTTCCAGCCTTTTGTAAAGCTGGAGGAAACCGTCACCCATCCAGAGAAGGCCTTTGATCCGGTCAGACCGTCTGCCGCAGAAGAGGAAGAGGGTTCCTTTTTCAAAAGGATTCTGATGATATCTGTCACCGATGATCATGGACAGACCATCGATCCCTTTACGGAGATCCACATATCCGCAGGCAAGAACTACCCTGCGGATCCCGGCTGAATCTTCAAGCATGAAGCACCTCCTGTAAAAGACCGGTCAGCAGGGATGCTGAAATATCGTTTGAAATTTCAATGGTAAGTCTGTCTGTTTTTAGTACCGCGGAAGGTACCATGCTGATATCTGTGTGGTGTAATGCATCGGAAGATTCCGGAGCTTTTAATGGCACTTCCACAAAAGAGAGTTCTGAAGACTTGGTTACATCCGGAAGTTCTGCCCTGTGCTCATAGGCTTCCCGGCGAATCTTACGGAGCCAGTAATAGTAAGATTTTTCATTTACATCATTTTCGGCAAGCCATTGCTTTGCCGAAATACCGGCAGGACGGTTCTGGCACTGACTGATGATGTTTAGCCAGTTGGTCATGCGAACATCGTGAGTTGATTGATCCATTGTGTTTGCCTCCTCTAAAAAACTATTAGTTTTTTCGTGTTCTTTAGAGTTTGGCATAAAAAAGTCAGTTCGACAAGGCGCATGATTTGACGTTTACTATGAAACTCGAATGGCTATTTTAAATTTTGTATCAAGATAAATCGGTCAGAAATTATTAGGTTGGTTAGGCAGATCATTTTTTATGCTGCTGATAACAAACCGTTAATGATGAAAAAGTCCCCCTTATATATTCTCCATTCGCCTGATTATATTTTGCGAAATAAATGAAACGGCAAGGAGAATAAGTAAGTGAGGATTAAAAAATGAAGTTTTGGTGCTTCTGAAAAAATATTTGAAATTTATTTTTAATCGTGCAAAAAGTCTGCACCTTTAAAAATTATTCTTAACTCACAAAGCAAGAGAACAGGAAGGAGGTGAGCGAGAGATGGCAAAGAAGAGCATGACACCAAGCGAACGCAGGGAAGCGATTCTTAAGGTTCTCTGTCAGAGAAGACAGGACA